CCATTTCCTTTTGGTTCTTGGGGCGGAAGGTGGCGAAGTGAGACAAGTTATTGCGGATGCCCATTGGAAGGTCTTTAAATTTTTGAACTAAAATAAATACACTACAGAACATATGCCGTCTGTTTTGTAAAAGACTCACCAACTGCTTTTCAGCACCGGCGGACTTGCGAAGTTGCGAACCAATGTCGTCTAATATCAATACACTGTGTTCGTCTTCTTCACGATTGGCTTCTAGCGTCTTAAAGATTTCGTCCATCACTTGTAGATTAAACACCTTCCATTTACGGTCGGGCGAGACATCGGTGAACGGGTCTTTCTTCATAGACTTGCCTTGTCCTAATGTAGGAGAACAGATTAGGATTTTATCAAAGCATTTTTTATAGGACTGGCGTATGCCGTTCTTTTTTTAGTCACTCATTAAACTGGTCAGTAAGGTCGTCTTACCGCTTCCGCTAGACCCCGCGATGGCGAAGTTGAATCCGCTATACGACGGCAATGGGTCGGGTAGGTCGTCGGCTAACGGCTTGTCTAAATGATTCTCGCTATTCATAATTTTTAATCGCTTGTTGGGTTCTTCCGTTATTTCCAGACTCATATATATTACGGATTATTGTTTTATAAATCGTAATAAGGATTCATTACACAAAATCAATAGACGGGTAATAGGCAGGAGCAACAGGAGCAGGAGCAGCAGCCTTTTTGGTATAGACACGCTTAGGTTTAGGAGGCTCGGGCTCGGGCTCGGCGAGGACTACCTTTTTCTTGTAAACACGCTTGGGCTTGACTACATTGACGGGCTCGGGCTCGGCTTCGGGCTCGGCTTCGGGCTCGGCTTCGGGTGGAGCTTCGCGAGCGAGTTTGCGTTTTAGGCGGGCTGCCGCTAAGGCTTCTTTTTGCTTTTCCGTAAAGACTCGCTTCGGCTTTTCTACAGGAGCTTCTACAGCTTCTACAGCTTCTACAGGAGCTTCTACAGGAGCATCAGGTGGCGGGTCAGCCTTTTTGACTTGAGCCTTTTTGGCTTGTACCTTTTTAGTGGGCTTCTTTTCTAAAGTTTGTTCGGGTTCGCTGTCGGTGTCGGACATTATAAAGTAGCAAAAGAAAAAAAATAATAAACTATACTATAATGGAACAATTAAAAGCAGAGAACGAATTTCGTGAGACGGTGAAGAATAGTTATAATCTAATTAAACGAGACAGCGAGCATATACCCGACCCTTCGCAACTCAATGATAAAAACAAGGGCGACTGGATAGAACACAAGCCCGAACAATTCCACCAGTTGTTTGACGGACTCCTAGACTATTGTGCGGACGAAGATTGTTATGATAATTTAGATTGGAACTCGGTCAATTACAAACTATACGCCCCCGACTATTACGAAGAACGCTTCCCAGGCTTTGCTCCAGAAGTGTATGAGATACTCTCTAAATCTACAGAAGAAGAAAACAAGGTCGTAGACCATCGTGTCCCTAATCTTCGCATTCGTCACGAGGAAATCACATTAACGTTTGATTAAAATAATAAAACACTATAATGAAGCTCCTACACCTTAAGAAGTCGTCCAATAAAGATAAAAAGTTTATGGCAGTCTTTGAACTCGCAGGGAGACAAAAGACAACCCATTTTGGTTCAGCTGGTTCTATGGACTACACGAAGTATAGCGACCGAACTGTAGCCGACCAAAAACAAAAGCTCTATTTAGATAGGCACAGAAAAAATGAAAATTGGGATGACCCGACAAGTGCGGGGGCATTGTCCCGTTGGATATTATGGTCTGAGCCGACCGTAGATAAAGGCATTCGTGCTTATAAAAAACGATTCAGTCTTTAAACCGACACCGAGAACACATTCGTGCCGCGGCTGTTAAGACTAATCAAAATCGTAAATTGGGCGAAGAAGTCAATCTGGGCGGCGGCAGGAGCAGCCGAGTACACACCGCGGTAATTTACAGTAGACGAAATCGTCGAGATACCGCTATATAAACGCTGTGAGCGGCCGTCGGAAAGACCGGTCTCCATTTCCACCGCCGTAATGAACGAGCCAATGTTGGAAGCGGACAGTGCCGTGGAGCCGTCTTCCAGACCGAGTGCGTTGTTGAGCGTGTAAGGCACAAGAATGCCGTTGATAGATTGACCGTCCAGACCGTTGGATTTTAAATCCAACGCCGCACCCGTGACCGCAATATTAAACGACGATTGTTTATCAAAATTGACTAAACTGTGGTCGCTTAATAGAAACTCCGCCAAGGCTTCGGCACAGTTATCTTCCACCACGACGGGACGAGCGGGGTATTGTTCGCCATTGACGAAAATGGAATACGACGCGAGACCATTCTTGGTGCGGTTGCCAAGACTGTAGGCTAAAATAGCATTGAGTGAGCTCGTGGGGCGGTGGCATACAATCATACGCTCTAAGGACGACACGCTGATACCAAGATTGGAGGTGACTGCGGTGTCACCCGCCGACATAGTGGTGCCGACATTTTGGTAAGACGAGCAGAGAATGTTATATACACCGCCGCTCATCGCATCTACTTGAGCTTGGGCACCAGGAGACAATTCCGTGAACACACAGACCAATTCTACTTCTGTGAAGTTTAGTGCGGTCGGGGCTACGGTTGCTTTCAGGGAATTCACAATAGATTCTAGCGAAATTTTGAACTGAACGGGTGCCGAAGAAAAAAGTGGCATAAGACGGTGCGGGGTAGACATACCAAAAGGGTGAAGGACGAATGGAAGACAGAAGGTTCGCCCAGTTCCGGCGACGAGGGTGTCGCCCCGCTGAGTGCCGCCTTGAGTGCCCAGTAGAATATTGCCTACACCCGCTTTATAAGCAGGAGACGAATCACCGTCCATAAGAATCGTCATAAGCACATTCCAATTCGGTAAATCAAAAATTTGTGCTCCCGCGGTCATCACTTGTAAGCGGTTGATGAACCCAGCTGCTCCACAACGGTCGAGGTTAATCGGTCCCGTGCCACCTACAGGGGTAACCTTAAATTTTAAATAACATTGATTCCAGTTACAGTAGGTGCCCGAAAGATTGCTTGGCATATCAATATTTACAGTCTGTCCCGCAGTGAAGGTTTGACCGTTCGCCGGGTTGACCTTGACACGATACGAGCGCGACGCCACTGCGCGTCTTTTGAGTGCGGGATAGTTTAGGGATTCGGACATAGCATCTGGAGCACTCATTATAAACTCCGTATATATTTTATTCTAAAGTCATTCTCAATATTCTAATCGTCAAATATAATAAAACAATTTAAAAAAATACATAAGCATATATTAGTATGCCCGTAGATTACGCGTTAGGTAAAATCTATAAATTATACATTGGAGATTTGGTGTATATTGGTTCAACGGCTCAACCGCGTCTTTCGATGCGGCTTGGACAGCATAAGGCTAAATACAAGCAGTGGGTCAAGACTGGTAAAATATATATGTCTTCCTTTGAATTATTTAAAGTAGGAATGCCAAGGATTGAGTTGATTGATTTGTTTCCGTGTGGCTCAAAGGACGAATTGCGAGCACGTGAGGGTTTTTATCAACGAGCGACCAACTGCGTCAATAAAAATATTGCGGGGAGGTCACAGGCGGAGTGGTGCGAAGATAACCGACCACATATTTTGGAACAAAGGAAGCAATATCGTGGTGCGAATAAAGAGAATATTCATAACTACAACAAGCAATACTATGTGGCGAATCAAGAGAAACTTAGCGAACAAAAAAAGCAATGGTATGTGGAGAATCAAGATAAAGTTATCAAACAAGTGAAGCAATATCGTGATGCGAATAAAGAGAAAATTAACGAACAAAAAAAGCAATATCGTTGTGCGAATAAACAGAAAATTAGCGAATACTATCGTGTGTACTATGCTAACAACAAACGAATTGAACGTCTAACATTGTTTATCCAAAAACATATTCAAAAAAGGTTAAACAATCTTGGAGCCAAGACCGAAGACAGCCTTACCAGTGGCACCAGCGACCTCTAAAGCAGAAGCAATAGGAGCCATTTCTGGACCACCAAGTAGGGCTACGGGGGCGGACGCCATAGCAATATCAGAGGCTTTTAATCCAAGACGCATTACAGTGTGGGCGGATTTTTTTTAATCCAAGGCGGTTCATCATCGGTTTTTTTGCGTCCAAAACTCATATACAATAGTATCTTATATTAATTTTGCGGTGCTATAAATTCGTTGGTTTCTGGGTTGTATTCGCCCTTGAACCCTTCTTTATCCATAGTGACCTTGGCTAATTTTCTCAGCTCAAACTTAATCGTGCCTTCTGCCATAGACCGTAGGTCGGGTTTATACATATATTCTAATTTTACCGTAATCTGTGCGTCATTGCTAAACAATTGAAGCGTCTTGCCTTTGGTGTCTGTAAGTCGGAAGGTGATATTATTAATCGTCTGTCGTGTGATAATAAATCTATGAGCTTCTACAGGTCTATAAAAAATCATATATCCATAAGGTGCGTTGTTGTCTATACGAACGATGGCTTGGTCCGTCACCCCGCGACTATTCAAGTTATTGACGGTTATGTTCTTAAACTTTAAAAAAATAAAGCGTGTTCCGCTAAACTGGACACACGACGGCATCGTAATGTGATAAGACGGATTGATAGACGACGACAACAAGACGCCAGTGGATTCATATACCTGTTCGTTGGCTACATTTTTACGGAAGCCAATAAGGTCTATACACGTAGTCGTATATTCGTCTGTGGATATGATTTCAAAAGGATAATTACTAAACCATTTTATTTTAGAACTGGTCAATTGATATTCGCCATACAATTGAAACTGGTTTACGGCTTCTTCTACAATGCGTTGATTTACAAACGCCAACCATTCGTATACGCTGTAGACCTTTTCAACGGTGCCGTCGTCTTCGCTTAAAGTGACTGTAAATCTTTTACTAAACGTAGGGACATAAAAAGAAATTTGGTTGTTAGTAGAGTCTACATTAGGTATTATATTAGGTAGTTGGGCGTCTTGTATGCTAATCAACATTTGGCAGTTGGCGGGCAACTGGACAGGCGTTTGAAAGTTATAGGTGTATTCGCCTTCTCCGTCTATGGTTTTATAAACACAATTCTCCGAATTTAAAAACACTACTTGCGAGCTATACGGCGTGTCTAAGGTATACATACATACAGGCTATTTTTTATGGTAGCCGTCTACAATATTGTAGATGTACGTTCCGTAGTTCTTCGCCAACGACGGGGCGGCTAGAAGCGTAAAATCAGGATTTTGGTGTCCATACGAAAAGTGTGCGGGCACGAGTTCCTTACCCATACGGGCGAAGGCTTCGCCGGGCACATACGCAGGTGCCTTGAGTAAAAAGGTTTCGTCGGTGTAGATATACTTACCCGCTGGAATGATGTTGGTCTGTTGCGGGGTTAGAAGAGCCGTAACTTGGTGAAGAGACATATAGAATAGGAGTAGATAATAGTTGTTTATGAGTTTCATATTGGAGTAGCGGTTCTATTTTATATTGTTCTACACACCAAGGTTCTTTTGGAATGGTATTGCTTCCGTGACTGACGCAGCACATTATTTTATCAATCTGTGTCTCTATAATTTCTCCTATTTGGGACGCTAAAAACGGGACTGCCTCGTTAGAGTTACTAGGAGCAAAAGGACGAAAGGCGGACTTTTTAAACACCATCGTGGCTTCGTTTAGATAATGAAGAAAGATACATTTTTGTTTATAGAAATGTTTTAGGTCATATACAATCATATCCGCAGACCCTGCGATGGACTTATGGTTTGTCTCCATTTCAAAAACAGAATGGGCAATATAGTCGGGCATATAAAAATCGTCCGTATCCATAAAAGCGATGTAATGTCCTAAGGCGACTTGAACACCGTAATTCCGTTTTTCTCCAATAGAGCAACGGCTCACGCGATACGTATGGACAGGATACTTTGTTTTTATACATAACGGTTCATCGTCGCCGTCGTCTAATACAATGACTTCTACAATGTTAAAATAGGTCTGAGTATTTATATTATGCGTCAACAACTTCTCGAAGTTTTTTCGGTTGTAAGTGGGAACGACAATGCTGACGCTCATTTTATAAACCTATTATTTTATTTTAAAGTTCTATAGTATATGAACACCTCGGCTAAAATCGCTCAGATACATTACCGCTACCAGCAGGGTGAGAACAAAGAAAAACAAGACGCCTACGCCACACGCAAATTAGGTAGACTAGGTTACACCCTAGACTCTGCTAGAACTACAAAAGATGTCTTGACGGCAACCAAAGACAATAAAGTCCATATCAATTATACAGGCACGAATGTCCATAACCCGCGTGACTTGTTGAGTGACGTAGCCTTAGGCGTAGGGGTTCAAAAATTAAATCCACAATTTAGAGAACGCCGTCACACGACGCGTCAGATTATGAGACACCACGGCGACAAGGATTATACGCTGTCAGGGCATTCGCTCGGCGGTAGCATTGGAATGGATATTTTAACAAGGTCTAAATCTATACGAGACCGCACCAGTGAAGCACACTTTTTCAATCCAGGTTATACAAAAGCCTTTCACGAGTCCATTAAAGTGGATAAGCCTATAAAAAAGAGTTAGATTCTAAAGTAAATATCCATAGAGTAAAAGGTGATATCGTATCGGCACACGCCCACAAGGAGACAGCCTTTGGTAATTTATTTGAACACAAACACGCGGACAAGGACGCCGACTTAACCGACAAGCACTCTCTAGACACCTTCGTGGAGACGGATTTATAGGAATTAGAACTGGAACTTAACCTTGAATTTTTTAAGTTTGCTCTCTAATGAAATCGTCCAAGCTTGGGTATGACAGACTATTTGTAAAAGCTCTTCATCTTGTAACGCATTGACGAGTTCTATGGTCTCCGAGACAGACTCTAAGTAGTCCTTGCGTGTTATTTCCGATTGATAGAACCGAATCGTCTTTGTTACAAACACACACATAAAAGGATGGTCCGGACCCAATCCGATGCCAATACCATACAATTCTACAAGATGCTCGCGTAGATTTCGGAGAAGACCCCTTTTATTCATAGCCATCGCACATATGCGACTACATAGCATAGGCGGCTTGACGGACTCCGTGGTCTTCTGCCCATAGGAGCTTATCTGGTCCCTCATCCACTCGTTGACGAAAGTTTTAACACACGCCACTTCGCAATACACGCATTTGGTCGCCATCTTGAGCTTCTAACTATAAATAAATCCATTTCAATTTTTACTTTGGTATCAAAAGGATAAAAAAATATAGGTTTATAGAATGGTTTATACGCAAAGTAGCTGGATAACCTTTTTGGTTACATTGGCTTCGCCCATAAGAACGGACCGCTTCTCCCACGCTTCACCGCAGCTATTACCCGTTATACCTTTTATGGATTCTATTATGGAATCGACTCGGTTAATAAGAGAGGAGGCTCGTTTTATATACAATTCCAATAACTCTGTAGATTGAGCCGCGTCTAGCCACTCGGTGGTGTATACTGAGAACTTCTTTTACTTTTGTCAGTGACTTTGAAAACACATTCTGGCACATCCTTGCGGAACAGATTGGCGATTGCCCTTGACATTCCGTGTTCGTAGGCGTCCTTTATATACTGCGGATACTTATCGGAACGGCTCCACTCCTTGATTTTGGCAGGTTGTTGCTCCCGAACATAATCCTCTATATGACACATTGTGAATGCGTCTTCTTGACCGTCTCCAATGACGTGGTTGTATGCCACTGGGTTGTATTCTTCCGCAGCGTATTCTAAATGGTTGATAAAAATCATTGAAGTCGTGTTTTACAGGGGCTTCCATAATTTCTTTGTATTCTCTGTCGTCTTCTTTCTGTTTTAGAGTCCTTGTGTTCTAGTAGTAAAGCATTGTATTTTAGTAGTAAATCATCGTATTCGTTTTTCCATTCGTCAATCTCAATAACAAGGGCACA